ACGTCGATACTAATACAGCGCTAGGCGTACCAGCAATTTATCGCGGTGTTACATTAATCGCAGATGCTATAGGCGCACTAGGTCTACATAGTTACCGTAATGGACGTATCGTTAAACCAACACCGCAAATATTAATTAAACCTAATCCGCAAGAGACGCGCATCGAAACTATTAGCGCTATGGCTGCCTCTTTAATTTTAGATGGTAATTACATAGCTGTACTAGGTGAACGTGGCGCTAATGGCTTACCTGATTTCTTTTACCCTGTCGCTATCGATCGCGTAAATCTTACTCGCGTAGATGGTCGCATAGTTTATAGAATTGATGAGCAAGTTTACGAGGCAGACGATATATTACATATTAAAAACTTTACGTTACCTGGTGAGTTTTTTGGACGAGGAATAGTAGAGACACAAAAACAGGCAATAGGTAAAGAGATAGCTATTAATGAGTACGCATCGCGTTACTTTGATGGCGGTGTTAATCCTACAGCTGTAATTAAATCTGGTAATCCTGATCTAACACAGGAGGAGGCAGACGCTCTTAAAACAGCGTGGCTATCTATGTATAGCGGACGTAATCGCCAGCCTGCAGTATTAAATTCGACTACAGATTTTGAGATACTTTCATCTAACGCGCAAGAGTCTCAATTAATAGAGGCGCAGATACAGGGACTTACAGAGGCTGCCAATATTCTAGGACTACCAGCATATTATTTAGGTGCGCCTAATAGCTCTCGTACTTACGCTAACGTAGAGCAAGAAAATCTACAGTTAGTACGATGGTCAATACAGCCGATCGCAGAAAGAATAGAGCAGGCGTTATCGGAATTGTTAGTAAGAGGTCAGACAGCTAAATTTAATTACGACACGCTATTACGTACAGATACGCTATCGCGTTATCAAGCTCACGCAGTAGGTCTTACTAACGGCTTCTTAACTGTAGACGAGGTGAGAGATATGGAAAATAGAGACCCTATCCAGGGTATAGATGATGAGCCTATAGACACTATCGAGGCTCCAGAATATGACGAGGAGGATGAATTAGACGTATGAGTACTAATGAAATCCGCAGCTATGCATTAGATCTAGAAATCCGCGAGGATGAAAATGGAGGCCGTACCATTTATGGTATCGCTGTACCTTATGACAAAGAGCAACGCGTAAGCGGTGACACTACTGAGGTATTTAGACGAGGCGCTTTTGCTGACGTTATTAAGGCAGCCCATCGAGTTAAGTTATTACGTAACCACGATTCGAAAAGTCCAATAGGACGAGCCACGCTCCTACGTGAGACAGATCAGGGACTTTACGCAGAATTTAAGGTAAGTCGCACACGCGAGGGAGACGATGCGCTAGAGCTAGTTAAGGATGGCGCACTAGACCAGCTCTCTATAGGTTTTATGCCGATTAAAAATCGTAAGCGTGCAGATGGCGTTATAGAAAGATTAAAGGCTCATCTAGCAGAGGTATCGCTAGTTACTTTTGGAGCTTATGGAGATCTAGCAACTGTTAACGGCGTACGCTCTCAGGAGCCAATAGGCACACCTCGACTCGATGCAGCTAAGGCGATTTTAGATGCCATACAGCATCGTAAATAATCATCCTGAGTGCGATGGTTACGCAGTCGTAAAAGACTCTAATAATGAGCTTATCGGCTGTCATAGGACAGAGGCGCAGGCGCAGGATCAATTAACAGCGGTAAATATAGCTGAGTATGGCGAAAGAGCTTTACCTGATAATTACAGACCTGCCGATAGTCCAGATGTCCCAGAGGGTCGTAACTGCGGTAATTGCGCTTTCAACGTCGAGGGATATTGCATTAAATGGGACGATGAGATAGCAGCTAATTATTACTGTAATGCCTGGCAGCCTATGGCGCAACGTCAGGAAAGCTATAAACCTACTGCATCTATGAGAGCTGAGGCTCAACGCGGATTAGACTGGCGTAAAGAATATGGGCGCGGTGGTACAGCTGTAGGAATAGCCAGAGCGCGAGATATTGCAGGTGGTAAATCTTTACCTTTAGAGACTGTATTACGTATGAGGTCTTTTTTTGCTCGTCACGAAGTAGACAAAAAAGGTAAAGGCTTTAGTCCAGGAGAGGATGGCTACCCTAGTAATGGTCGTATCGCCTGGGCTCTATGGGGTGGAGATCCTGGTAAATCGTGGGCAGATAACATAGCTAAGAAAAACGAAAATAGGACAGACAGAGCCTTAGCAATACTAAAACTATTACGCAAAATATAGTAAGATATTCATAGAGTAAGACACCTCGATTTAACAGGTGCGACACCTCGCATAATGCGACACCTCGCCACGTTACAGATCGACACCTCTACGACAAATAATTAACCTTTATTCTAGGAGAGTAAAACGTGGGAAATAACTTTTTAGACGGTCTACGCGAAAAGCGCGAGACCAAAACCTCTATGATCCAGACGATCGTAGACCGCGCCGCTGAGGAGACTCGCGACGTAACAGAGGTGGAGCTAGCTAATATTGAAGCTCTAAACCTTGAAGTAAAGAAGCTTGATGAAAGAATTGAGCAGATGTCAGATATGGAACTACGTAACGCTAAAGCTGCAGATCTAGCCGCTAAGGTAGATAGCACAAAGCCAGCTAGCGAAAAACGCGAAGCTATTAAAGTAGTTAGCGAACCTATTACATATTCACAGCGCAGCGAGTACAGCTTTCTAAGTGATGCTGTTAAAGCTCATTTCAACACTGACGTAGATGCAGCGGATCGTATTCGCCGTCATCAACAAGAAATGAACGTAGAGTATCGCGCAGCTGGAACCTCCAATTTTGGCGGTCTAGTAGTACCACAATATTTAGTAGATCTATATGCGCCTAAGCTACGCGCTGGTCGTCCTTTTGCAGATGCATCACGTCGTCACACGCTGCCACCGCAGGGTATGTCGGTCGTGCTGTCTCTAATTGGCACTGGTACAGGCGTCGCCGCTCAAACTTCACAAAACACAGCGGCTGTATCTACAGATCCTCAGGACAGTACACTTACAATTAACGTAAATACTGTTGCAGGTCAAAACAGCGTTTCCAAGCAAGCGCTACTACGTGGATATAACCTAGAGTCGATCGTATTGACTGACTTGATGCGTGCATATCACACAGAGCTAGATAACTTGCTACTTAATGGAAGTGGATCTAATGGACAACCTCTAGGAATCCAGAATATGACCACAGGAATCTTAGTAACCTACACTGCTACCACTGGTACAGTCGCAGGCCTATATCCAAAGCTCGCAGATGCAATTCAACAAATCCAAAGCAATATCTACGCATCGCCTAACGCGATTATTATGCATCCACGTCGTTTAGGTTTCCTACTTGCTGGTCTTGATGGTCAGAGTCGTCCGCTAGTCGTACCGACTGCGTATAATCCTGTAAATGCCATTGGCTCAGGTGAGGGATACCCTAACTACGGTAATAACTCAGGTTATTCGATTCTCGGTCTACCAGTCATCACAGACGCAAACATCACTACTGCGGCTGGAACTGGTACTAACCAAGACACTATCCATATCGTCGACCTTAACGAGTCTCACCTATTCGAGGAGACTGGTAGTCCGACATACGTTACGTTTGAGGAACCAAATGGAAAGGTCGCGCTAAATATCGTTATGTACGGTATGTTTGCCTATACTTCTTTAAGGTACCCAAAAGCTTTTGCACAAATAAACGGAACTGGCCTCCAAAGCCCTACGTTTTAATTTAACGTAATGAAAACCATCTGGGAGGCTACGGCCTCCCAGTGGTTATAACCATCCAGGATCTAAGGGGCGTGCTATGAGTGATATTAGAAAACACTTTAGTAATGACCTATTCTCGAAAATACCTGTCCCTATTGACGATGAGGCTCCTGGATGGCTATAACTAACGGTTACACGACGCTTAACGCGATGAAAACTTTTTTAAGTATTGCAGATACGTCAGACGACACATTATTAGAGGGACTTATTGAGTCAGCCTCTCGCAGTATTGATCGCATCGCTAATAGACGGTTTTATTTAGATGCTAATGCCTCAGCGCGTAAGTATCGCGCTTACAGTGAGCTATTTACTTATGTCGATGATATTGGAACCAGTAACAGCCTAGTAGTAAAAATAGACGATGATGGAGACGGCGTCTTTGAGACCACGCTAACACTAGATACAGATTTCTTACTAGATCCACTTACTGCCTCATCCTTAAACAGGCCTTTTACTCAGCTTACAATGGTTAACACTACTTTTGTATGGCCTATCTTTCCTGGACTGTTTAGTAATGGTCTGCGTCCAGGTGTTGAGGTCACTGCTAAATGGGGATGGCCTAGCGTTCCAGATGACATAGAGACATCCTGCCAGATACTTACAGCTGACCTCTATAAACGTAAAGACTCTCCAGGCGGCATCTTAGGTCTAGGAGATTTAGGAGCTGTTCGTATGAGTCCACTAGGTCGCGACGTTACTGCGATGGTTAGAGCTTATAAAAAAGAGGTCGTAGCTTAATGGTTCCATCTACAGTACGCTCAAATCTTAAAGCGCGACTAGCAACCATTACAGGCTTGAAAACTTACGATTATATTCCAGATTCTGTTAACGTCCCAGGTGCGGTAGTAGGCCAGTTAGACTTAAATTTTGACGCTACCTTTAATCGCGGTTTTGATAACGCTACCTGTACAATACTTTTAATTGTAGGACGTATGAGCGAGTCAGCTGGACAGACAAAGCTAGACGGTTATCTAGCGTCAACAGGTTCTACCTCGGTAAAAGCCGCGATCGAGGCAGATGCAACACTTAGCGGCGCTGTCCAAACCCTGCGCGTAACATCCGCTACCGCTGGATCTGTACAGGTGGCTAGTATCGATTACCTTGCGTATCGGTATAATGTCGAATTGATCGGCTAAATAAAAGGAGAAATAAATGGCGATCTTTATGGGTAATAAAGTAGCTGTAGTCGCAGGCACTACAACTATTACCACTTTCGTTAGCGCGGTCAGCCTGTCGCGAGAAATTGACGCCGTAGAAATTACGGCTATGACTGATTCAGTACAAAACCTAATCGGTGGTATTGAACGTCCTAGCGTAACTTTAGAGGTGTTTAACGATTTTGCTGCATCTAGCGTAAACTCAATTTTTGAGGATGCACTAGGTACAAAATTAGCTATTCAGCTAATCCCAGTCTCAGGCACTGTTACAGCGACTAACCCTCGCTACTCTATGTCTGTGTTGGTAGCACAATGGCAGCCAATTAACGGCTCTATCGATGCCCCAATGACTGCATCTATTACGCTTCCAGTAACTGCTCTAACTAAAGCTACATCTTAATTAACTAGAATAGGGGACATAAATGGCTACGCAATTAATTAAAGTAACTAAAAAAGACGGTAAAGAGGTAAATTACGAGCTTACGCCAGCGGCTAAGGTGGCTTTTGAGAGTCACTTTAAGACTGGATGGCGTAAGCGACTAATTGAGGAACAGCGTGAAAGTGATTTATGGTGGTTCGCGCATTATTTAATAACCGCTAAGGGTGAAACTACAGCGGCATTAGATGACGATTTCTTGAATCAGTATAAAGACGTAGATTTTGTTTTTGACTCAAAAAATGGATAGACCGACGCGGCGACATATGGGAGGTCGCAGCTGTGTCGGTAGCGACAAGTATCTCACCTAATGAGCTACTAAAATGCGACCCTGCTATATATGCAGCGATAAAGTTTATCCTGCAGGAGCAGGCTCAGGCGCGTAATAAACCGCGTTCGATGAAAGGTAGGCGATAATGGCTCGTACTCCTACATATCGCGGCGCTGTCGTAGTAAATGATTTTAATAAATTAATTAAAGAGCTACAGGCACTAGATCCTAAATTACGTAAGGATTTTAGTAAGGCGTTAAATGCGGCTGCTAAACCTTTACGTGATACTGCTAAATCTTTTGTACCAGCAGACGTTACTAATAGCCAGGGATCGCCTATTTTTAGACCTACTCCTCCCACCTATGTCACGCCATCCTGGATAGAGGATAAAGTACATAGATCAAGAGATCCTCTCCGATGGACTTGGCAACCTGCAGAAATAAAGGCAGGAATAAAAATAACCAGATCTCGTAAAGGTAAAGCGCCATACGGTTTTAATAAGACTGCCTACTCAGCTTTAGCCGTAGTAAATAGTAAACCTGCAGGAGCTATATACGAACTAGCAGGGGCTGGTCGACAAAGCTCTAAAAAACGTACTAAAAGCGTATCTCGTAACCCTAACGCTCAAGATGACTTTCAGCGTTTAATAATTAAAGTAGCGCCCCTAAATGGTCTAAAAGGTCGTATGTTATTTAAGGCAGAGGCGCAGGTAGGCGATAGAGTTAAGGCTGAGGTACAAAAGGTAATAAACGAAAGATTATTAAAGTTCGTGAGGGCTGTAAATGGCTAATACAGAGGTAGGCGTAGATTTAGTAACGCGCTTAAAAGATAAAGGTTTTAAGGATCTCCAAAAACAGTCTAAAGCATCCGATAAAGTCTTAGGAGCCTTAAGCTCTAAATTGGCTGCGGTATTTTCTGTAGGCGCGATTATAAAGTTTAGTAAAGAATCAGTAAAAGCATTTACGCAAGACGATAAAGCTGCAAAAACCTTAACACGTACTTTAGGTAATCTTGGTCTCGCTTTTGACGATATGCGCGTAAAGACTTTTCTAGGAGACTTAGAGAAAACCTCAGGCGTATTAGATGATAAATTAAGGCCAGCATTTCAGACATTAATAACTACTACTGGATCAGTAACTAAATCACAGGATCTATTAACACTAGCGTTAGATGTAAGCGCAGGCAGCTCGGTCGATTTAGTTACCGTAGCCCAGGATCTAAGCCGCGCATACACAGGAAATACTAGAGGACTAAAAAAATATAGTTTAGGTTTATCAGACGCTCAACTTAAAACGAAAAATTTTGAGCAGATACAGGGTTTATTAAATAAGCAATTTAGCGGACAAAATCAAGTCAGGCTAGATAGCTATGAGGGTAAAGTAGCTCAGTTAGGCGTAGCTTTTGCCAATTTACAGGAAACAGTAGGTAAATCTTTAGTAAATGCTCTAGAGACCGCCAGCGGTAATCAAGGCGTAGGCGGCTTAGTTACAGAAATGGAAAATCTAGGACGTCAAATTGCTAACATTATAGACGGTTTAGATTTGTTAATTGGCAAGATTAGAGAGTTACCAGTAGTAGGTGAAAATCTACCAGGATTTTTTGATGTAGGTAATATCCCAGTAGTAGGCACATATCTAAAATTATTAGATGCATATATGGAAGCGCAAAAAATCAAGCCTAAACCTTTTCAGACTGGTATGTCTGTAACTGGATCTACTGATTTTTATAATAAGTTAGAGCGAGATCGCGCAGCAGCTGAAAAGGCTGCAGCCGCACGTCTAAAGAAATTGCAGCAAGAAGCATTAAGAAAAGAGAAATTAGCTCAAGCGGAAAGAAAGCGAACGGCAGAAATCGACAGATTAAAATCTGCAATTCAATTTAGATTCGATATAGATGCTATTAATCTACAGGCTGCGCTACGTCGTAATATTTCGGCCTCTGATCGCGAAAGAGCT